ATTGAATGTAATATACTTTATATTATCCACAGGTATTATACCATCATGATCAAGCCATCTAATTGAGGTAGAAGATTCGCCACTAGGCACATACCCATAGCTAATATTCTTTAGATGCATGTGGTTAGGCAATCCTGCTTTCACAGGATCTGCCCACACATATTCAAACTTGTTTTTGGTATTTACTCTTGAGCCTAGAACTTTAGTCTTGCCAAATTCTTTTGTGCGATTTGATAAAGAGATCGCAAAAGTGATTGGCTCATTCCACCAATATGCAACACTTGGTTTAAAATATTTATTGCTCATGCTCTGTTCCCCACTATTTCTTCACTAACAAGGCAACCCATACCAACAGGATTCTCCTCACATAGCTCAATGATTTCGTCTTTATCCATTTGATACAGCTCTTCCATGCGTAAGGCTTTACCATTCCACATGGTTTCATCTGCGTCTTGCTTTGGTAAAGGTAAGTCAAGTTGTTTGTCTTGAACTCCAACACCACTAGCTAGAGGTGTAGGTTTAATCTCTACACCATTACGATTGTAATGCCCATAGTGATGTCGTGTTATGTTGCCGTAGCTGTTGCCGTAGCTACCATAACCCCAATCATCATCTTCGTAACACCACTTGCTAGTGTCTGATACATCTTTGATTGTATCTGTTTTGTCATCATAGTATTTGTCACGCTTACCATATGATGTTGGTTGTATGGAATATGTATTGGATAACCAACCCACATTGTCCATGTCAGTGCCGTGATCTTCGTTGAAGATGACAAACTCTTTGGTCTTGCTGTCAAGAAATAATAACTTGTCTGTGCCAATGAGTTCCTCAATCATCTCTTGCCATTCTGCATTGTAAAGTAAATTAGGATTGGCTGATAACTGTGGTCGCAATACCCACTTGACAAACTGATGTGTGTCAGATTTGTTATTGTCAATCATAGGTGTTGGTAGTTGTGGTCCGTTGTGCATTACCCATAAATCTCTGTCATCGCCTTTTGCTTTTGATAATACTTCAAAAGGGTGTGACATTGATTTGTTGGTATCGCCATTGGTTGCAAATCTAAAGTGAATACCCATAGGCACATCCATAGATTTGTATTTATCCCATAACTTTTCAATATCATTGAAAGTTTTTGGAACGATCTTCCGTGTATGAAGTTGTCCTTTGTGAACAAACATCAAACCAAAGCCATCGGAATTATTTTCATAAGCTGTTTCCATTAAAGCTGATGATAGTTGCTTTGGATTTTTAGTTGCTATTATTAAGCACATAATTACCCCACTTGGTTAGTAACTGTTTCTTCTTCCGTATCAACCACGATACGAGAGGGTTTAACATCTTTGACATAGCCTTTACGAATAAGCCAAGCCAAGAGGTTAGGATATTGTGATCGCTGTTGCTCTCTTGCAACATAGCGACAAAACGCTGTGTAATGTAAACTTGTAGTCGTGCAATTAGTTTGCTTGACAAAATTTACCATAGCGTCAGTAAATTCCAAGACACGATAGAAACCATGTCTTGTAATATTAGATCTGAATATACGAAGTTCAATAGTATTGTAATGATTTGTATTGACAGCCTCATATTTCTCGCCTGTAGGTCGCAATACATCAGATACTTTTTTGGGTGATTTCTTCGCCCATTGATCTGAAGATCGACCTGCAATATCATTGATAAAAAGCGTGTTGCTATTGTCATTGATAAAGACAAGTATCTTACCAATATTTAAAGGTGTTAAAGATTTTCTACCGATATGGATATGTAGTCCTGCCGTATCAGTATTCCAACCTTTAAGATTGCTTTGACATAAGTGAGAATTGAAAAATTCTTCCCACATCTTTTTGTGATAACCAATACTACTTGGTCCTGTCACAATCTCAAAACCATTATCAAGTGAGCCATCAGATTTACAGATAGCAAAACCTTGATACATATGATTAATTGATTCTGCAATATCACTTGGACATCTAGATCGCCTTTCAACTTCCAACTCAATACCATAATAATCTACAGTATTTTCATTGGGTAATTTGTTGAAATTGCAATACTCCAATACATCAGTATCATATGAATATGTGCCTGTATATTCATCATAGCCGTTTTCTTCATATTCATCATAATCGTCATTGTGTCTATATGTATCTGAATGTTCAGAATAATAATAGTCATTGTCACAACAACTATCACAGACATGATAATCGCCATGATTTACAGATATACAATCTGTCATATCCATAATGACACCACAATCATTACAATTATCAATATCTTGCCTTTCCTTAACAAGACTAATAAAGTTATTGTGTCTTCTAGTACAAGCATTGGCTAAACGATCAATTAGAGTTTCAATATCATCTAAAGTGAAATCGCTAGGCAAATCTTGATTGTTAATGAAGTTGTGTATTTCATTGTTACTTAGTCCTAAAGAGGATCTAAAGTATTCTAATAAAGTCATGTTTACCTCACACAATTTATTACAAATATTAGCTCATCTAATATTTGAAAAAGCCAATCATAAATATATAATTAGCTTTGTCAAGTATTATTTTTCTTGCTCAGCTTTTTCAATCATAACATCATCATAATCATCTTCAGATAATAATTCTTGATGATCTTGTTGAAATTGCAAAACCCAATCTGTAAAACTTATAACCATTGTTTTATACCTCTATCTATTCCAAATTCAGTTTTCAGATCCTTGTTTATTAATTGCACTTCACTATCTGTTAGGTCATCAAACTTATCATCAATGACTTCTAAACTTGGTAAGTTCATAACCCATCTTTTAGAATACTTGTCTAAAACTTTTTCAGCATTTATACAAGGATTAAAAGCATTATATTTTCTAACCATATTAATTATCTCCTATTTAAACATTTTCAACCAAGCTGGTTTTCTACCCTTTTTATTCTTGGCTTTTTCTATTACCTCATTGACCTTGTGTCTATGAAATCCGTTTATTCTTGCCTCACTACAATCAACTTTATGATTTGGATACCTAGTTGAAATCTTGTTAGATTCTGAAACATCTAACCACTCTTCAGAACTTTGATGAAAAACCAAAGTTTTTCCAATAGGTGTCATTTTTTGCGAATACACACTATTCGCATTAGCGTATTTAGTCATAAAAAACCTCACATTTTTATTATGCTTACAGCATAACAGAATTAAAAACCAAGTCAAGAACTATTTTCAAAAGTTATCCACAGCCTGTGGATAAGTTTCAAACAATGAGCCGTATTGCTCAAGGTTTAACTAGGTCTTTTGATCCTGTCTTAAAACCCATTATGCACTAAATTGTGGCATCAATAAGGCAAGTATTATGTTAAGATTGCATAACTGATATGCAAAAAACACATACGCAAAATCCCTGCTGATACTCAGAACTTGACAACTTGTCACATGTGACAGAATGTCGCAGCCCATGTGGGCGGGGGTGGTCGATAAGGCGAGGTGGGGGGAGGCAAAAATCTACGCACATACACATACACATATACACCTCAAAAAATTTTTTCAACTTTTGACGTTTTTTTTTAAAGTTGAGGAGAGGAGCGTTATTGTGTGAAGTGTGTGTGTGATATGTAACGCTGTTTTCCTCTCCTCTATACAGGAGACGTATGATCTTGCGACCATACAAGAATATTATAACCCACCTAGCCTTGAATTACAATACCTTTTGAGTTATAATATTTAATATGGCTAAAGGCGATACACTAACTCCACAACAAGAGCAGTTCTGTCAAGAGTTTATTAAAGACTTGGCGGCTGTTCCTGCAGCAATCCGTGCTGGATACGGCGAACAACATGCAAAAAAGAATGCATGGACTATGATTCGCAATCCACTAGTGGCAAAAAGAATATCAGAACTTAAAGCCGACCAGACAAAGCGTACTAAAATTGAAGCGGATGATATATTGCGCCGCCTAGTACGTATCGCTGAGAAGACTGAGCAGGAGGGCGATTATAACGCGGCTATCCGCTCCCTTGAATTATTGGGTAAACATCAAGCGATGTGGACTGATAAGAATGTAACCGAGATGAATGTGCAAAACGCATTCTCTACTGGCAACTCCGAGGAAGATATCGAACGCGATGTTGAACGTCTGAAGAAAATTGCTGCACCAAAATTAAAAATCGTAGGAGGTAAATAATGGAAGTAACTGTAAACGCTGAAGAAGCCATGCTTGCTAGAGTAAGAAAAGCTTTATCTAATAAAGATAAATTAGTAGGTCAAAAAGGAACACAAGGTCGTAATAAGTATCAAATGGAAATACAAAAAATTAAAGACCAAGTGAAAGGTTTCGAAGGATTATCATTTAGAGATTTATTAAATAAAGTTAAAAAAGAAGAACGCGAAGGTAAGTTTGACAGAGGGGCAGAGGGCAAAGCTAAAAAAGCTATGCGTAAAAAAATGCTTGACAAAAGAGACGGATCAAAACGTGGTGGAGTACATGCAGGAACTAGAGCAGACAAAGAAAATGAATTAGTTCAAAGAGTTATGGACGATCCTGAATACAAAGCTATGAAGAAAAAAAGTAAAACAAAAACAGGCCCAGGAGCTAGATAATGTCAAACACAACAACTAATGATAAGATGGCTAATCCAGCTGATGCACTAAAGAAAATAGTTTTAAAGAAAGCTGACAAAGCTGCATCTAAAATACCAGGTTATACTAAAATGAAAGGTGTAGCTAAGAAAGTGAAAGACGCAGGTTTTTCTGTTGATGTTGGTAAAGATAAAGTCGGTATAAAGTTTGAGAAAAAGTTTTAATGCAAGTAAAAGTAACAGGAGATACGAGCATGATTTTAAATCCAGATCTGGATGTATACGATCCGAACAATCCTCCACAAGATGCTTTTGCGCAACTTGTGATATGGGGTGACGAAGTGTATGTCCTTAACTACAGAAGATAGAAACGCCGCTACCAGAGTAGCCGTACAACAAGCAAGAGAAGATCTCTTAGCTTTCGTTATGTTGATGAACCCATCCTTTAGTGTTGGGCCGCATCACAGATTGCTATGTGATCAACTAATGAAGATTGCAAGTGGGGAGTCAGACCGTTTGATGGTATTTGTTGCCCCCCGTTCAAGCAAATCATTAATAACATCTACATATTTTCCCGCATGGGCACTGGGTAAGAATCCGTATTGGCAAGAGATTGCTGTATCACACAGTGATGATCTTGCAACAAGGTTCGGCCGCGCCATACGTGATATTGTAAATACCCCACAATACAAATCTATCTTTCCACAAATAAACATTCGTAAAGATAATCGTTCTGCTAACAGCTGGAGTCTTCAACACAAAGGTAAAGATGCAGGTTCATTCCTCGCAGCTGGTTCAGGATCTGGTATTGCAGGTTTTGGTGCACACTTAGCCATCATAGATGACCCAATATCAGAGCAAGATGCGTTTTCAAAAGCTAGAAGGGAGGCTTTAAACGAGTGGTATGCTTCTGGATTGCGTACAAGACTCATGCCTGGTGGTAAAGTTGTTATAGTTATGACAAGATGGCATGAAAGAGACTTAGCTGGACACCTATTATCTCTAGAAGATAGCTCTCCTATGTCAGATTCGTGGGAAGTTGTGCGTATTCCTGCCCTAAATACTACAGATTCTTTAGAAAAACTAGAAGATGCGCGTGAAAAACTAATTAAACAGGGTTATTTATCGGAAAAATACACAGAATTGCAGTTAGGTGAGTCATTTTGGCCAGAACCTGACGAAAAAAACGGATTTCATTGGTCAACTGAGGAAATAATTCGTACAAAAAACAATACACCCCCGTTTAAATTTGATGCATTGTACGGTCAGGCTCCATCTGCAGAAGAAGGTAACATAATAAAACTAGATTGGTGGCAGAACTGGGAGAATACAGACCCACCAGAGTGTGAATACATAATACAATCATGGGATACTGCATTTTCTACACGAACAACGGCAGATTACTCTGCAATAACTACATGGGGTGTGTTTACTAAAGGATTGGATATGCCTAATTTAATATTATTGGGGGCAGAAAAAGGAAGATGGGATTATCCGACACTTAGAGAGAAAGCAGTTAAAAAATATAATCAACATAATCCAGATTCTATACTAATAGAGAAGAAAGCTTCGGGTCAATCCTTGATACAAGACTTACGTTTAACAGGTTTACCTATATTTGAGTTTCAACCAGACAGAGATAAAGTAGCTAGAGCGTATTCTATAACATCTTTGTTTCATAACAGACGAATATTTGCCCCTTTTAAAAAAGATTGGGCTATGGAAGTTATAGATGAGACTAGAGCTTTTCCAGCGGGGCTTCATGATGATTATATGGATACAGTTACACAAGCATTGATATGGATGAGAAATGGCGGATATGTTTCACATGGAGCTGATACTTGGCTTGACAAACGAGAGCAAGAGATTTATAATAGGGAGAGTAGAAAGTTCTACTAAAGGGGATACATGGCTATAGAAAAAAGAATAGAATTAGAGGATGATGCAATATCTGCAAGCATGCCTAGCGATCAAGATGTAACTGAAACACCAGACGGTGGAGCAGAAATAACTTTAACAGATCAACAAGAAATCGACGAAGCAACAGCCATGGGTCTCATGGATGAAGAACCTATGATGATGGGTGACTTCGATGCTAACCTAGCAGAAACAATGTCTGAAGCAGAGATACAAGAAGTTTCAAAAAATTTACAAGAAGGCTACGATAGAGACAAAGCATCAAGAGAAGAGTATGATGAAATAGCTGAAGAAGGTATAGAATTATTAGGTTTGAAATATGATGAAGGTGCTGGTGCATTTCCAGGAGCAAGTGGTGTTACACACCCTGTTCTCGCACAAGCAGTTGTAAAGTTTCAAGCTAAAGCATATAAAGAATTATTTCCAACTGAAGGCCCAGTTAGAACTAGAATCATGGGCACACAAACACAACCTAAATTAGAACAAGCAAATCGTGTAAGACAATTTTTAAATTGGCAAACACAAATACAAATGCCTGAGTATGGTCCTGAATTAGATAAGATGTTATTTCATGTAGCTT